GTAACAGTTTGTATACGGCATGTTCTGTCAATGTGAATAATTGCCGGAATCTTTGCCTCTACACCTGGCTGACAGTTTACAGCATACATCATATGTGGGCTATCATCCATGCCTCGTAGATCAAACCATTCGTGTACATGCTCTTGAAGAATTGTTCCAGCAAACGGACGGAAATATTCACGATGTTTTACTTCATTAACAAAGTCTTTACCGTCTTCATATGTAGGATTAAACAAAATTGATCTATTTCCTAGCGCACGTGGACCATTTTCACTGCGACCTTGATAGATAGTAACAATATTTTTATTCATTAACAGCTCAACAACGTCGTCGTTTGACGCATCTGTTACTTCAACATCATATTTTACTGCAATACGATTAACATCATCTACAGAATAATCATATTTAAATCCAAGATACAGTCCGTCTTTAGAATAGTCAACAGTAACATGATCTTCCATACCTTTGTAAAACATCAAGGCAGCACCAATAGCAGTACCGGCATCATTGCTGATAGGTTCAATATACAGTTCAATGCCTTCGTCACGTAATTGTTCTAAGTAATAATAATTTGCCACACAGTTTAATCCGTAGCCACCACTAATTACTACTTTTTTCTGTCCAGTCATCGCTACTGATTTACGAATTAATCGTAGCACTTGTTCTTGGGTTTCTATTTGACACGCATAGGCAAGATCTCTTCGATTATCTAAATAGGTCATGTCCTTTTGATAAATGTCGCTACTATTAAGATAGTCAAATAGCATTCCATTAATAACAGCGCCGTTAGGGTATGTAGGAATAACAATATTTCTGTTAGCCAATGGAGCCAGAGTAGATGTATCAAATAATGGCGGAATAGCATCATTTGCTTTTCCGTATGGAAATAACCCCATAGTTTTTCCAGCCTCAATCCCGCTCCAACCGCAGTACTGTGTAACTGCCTCGTACACTTTAGTAATACCAGCACGGTCAGTAATTAATGCTTCATGACTACAAAATGGTTCATCGTACATACTACTGTCAAACTCTTTAATCAATGCGCCGGCGTTGGGTCCTCTAACGCCAAGGTGTTTATACATTGTTTTAAACGTAGCAGGATATGAACAGTTATAAATGCTTTCGGTTTCCCACCCAGTTACATTCTCATTATTGATAGACAACGGAATAAATGTACCAGCACCGTCGACAATTAGTGCGACCGCTTCTTCAAATCCAGATCGATAAAACGCACAGGCGGCATGTAACTTATGGTGGATATGACTAAAATCAACAACTTGAGGATGGTCAGTTGGATTTTCGTTTCGACGGATTAGTCCAAGTTTCCTTGCCAGACCAGTGTATACGTCATCTCCAGAAAAGTCAATCCTTCCTGCTGTCTCGCGTAAATTTTGAGTATGCGCAATAACCAAATAATCTAATCGATCTGTATAGTCTAATATCTTTAGCATAGCGGCAAATGGACCGCCATCGTATTTGTGTCTGCTTAATCTTTCTTCTTCTATGCTGAATACTATCTCACCATTCTTTAGTAAACATACACTGCTATTATGGCCACGTGCTAGTGCAGCAATCCATACATCTTTTTTAATTTCATTCATATATATCCTTAAAAGCCTTCCATCGGAAACGGCCAATTTAATTTATTTGCTGATACTGGAAAATTAGTGCGTTTTGCTAGCATAAGTTCAAACGATTGTTTATTAAAATTAAACTTAGCATGAACATGCTGTATTGCTTCAGCTAGCTCTTCACAATTTGCGACAGTTTCATCTGATAACTGTAACTTATCAGTTAGTTCTTGTTTAACCCATATTAAATGTTGAGACACGCTTGGATGTGTGTCTAAGAATCTTTTATTTTTAAGTACAGTATCAACAAAATCGTAAGTTAATTCTGGAGTTTGTTTAGCTACTAGTTCCATAGGCGCCAACCAATGCGCGGCATGATCTTGCCAAATTGGTTTATCGTATACTTCAAGTTCTGGAATTTTAGTCCACGCTACTTTGTCAATACCTAATTCGTAGGGCCTTACTAAATCAGTATGTTCACCAATACCGGAATTAGTTCTTAAGTCGGTGCCCATGTTTCTAATATCGCCAATACTGGTCATGTACCATTTACACCCTGTGGATTTTAATAATCCCTGTGTAAGTGTTATATGATTCAGTGTATGCATGAAATACGCAGGTTCAAAGAAAAATGTTTCAATCCATTTTTTACCGTATAACTTTTCGTTAATGTAATTAAACACACTGCCGCTAGTTTTCCAGTGACTAATGCGTTCTGGCAAACTGTGCATATGAAAAAAATCATGACGTAAGTGACTGCTCCATTGTACTATAACAGTGTCTTCTTCAGTAAACTTATACCGAATATTTGCCTCAGCAACTCGTTCTGCTATTGCTCGATTGCCAATGCCCGATAATCCCCAGTTCTTACTAAAGTCAAAGTGTACACTAATTAAATCAGCCCATGTAGGCCACGAGTAACTGGTATAACTACATCCAAAGGTAAAAAGTCTTTTCATAAATTATGTTGCCGAACAAGATGTTGGTGCGTTAGCAGTGGTAATCATCAGAGGTTCAGTTGTCTGCCCGGCTCTTTTAAATTTAGCAACACCTTTGTTTACAGATGAAATAATAGCGTCTTCAATTTTATCATTCATTGCCATAATTCCATCATTGCCTCGATCTGCCACTTCGTCCATGGTAATTCTAATAGGGCTATATTTGCGAACAGTACCGCCCATGTCTAGTACATCAAACTTTTCAACATTTGGATACGATACATTAATGCTGAATGTTGAACCTACAACTACAGTAGCAGGAATATCCAAAGAATACGCCATATGTTGACCCACTGAATCACAACCTAAGAAATAATCTGCGCCAGCAATAATGCCAGCCCATTGACGTAAGCTAACATTTTGTGGATGGGCCACCAGATCTTTACAACCGTGTTGTTGGAAATCAATGCCAACTTCACTCATTAGAATAACACCAAAATTCTTTTGAAGTTTTCTAATGATATTAATAGTATGAACTCCCTCAAAGCTACGACCAGACGGGTCAAAGATTGAGTTATTTTCAGCTCTAACGCCACGGCCGAACGGTTGAACTACCACAATCTTATCTTTTTTAGTTTTTTCTTTGACTTCTTTAATAACGTTGTAGCCGCCAAACAGCTCTTCATTTGACAATCTAATAGTAGGTTTAGGTAAATCTCTAACACCTTTATCGTTAATAAGAATATCAAACGCCTGTGCCAATGAGCACTTTTGATTAAAATATTCCCACACTCGATATGGCTCAGGGGTTACTAAATCCATATTAATTAGTTTGTCTTCAAACAAGTTTTTGTGCCAGTGGTCATATGCCCTGGCATGTAATAGTGGATGACCTTTATAAAAATCAGTGCCGCCCTCACATACAATGATAAAATCATTGCCATTTTCTTCAGCGTATTTTTCCAATGCAGGGATTGAACAGACCACTCTGCCAGCACCACCGTTGATAAAAAATGCTTTATGTCTTTGAGTCATAAATTGTCCTATAATTATAATACACTATAATTTAGCATATTTTATACAAGGAAGCAAGAGTTTTGAGTCTCTTAGTACGCACCTTCAACACTAAAGTTAGCACTAACTGTAATCCTGCGCGACTTACTTTTATTAGGTAAAACATAGTGTGACGCCCAACTTGGAAAAATTACCAATGTGCCTTCTTGTACCGTTGGTATAAACTTTCCTTGACTGAATGAATTAAAAATTCTGTTTATACCAGTAGCTTGTACTATTGAAAAATTTGAATTTTCAAAAATTAGTTGTCCTCCACCATTAGTATCTTGTGGTAGCTCTAACATGTACGCACACGAAAACGATCTGTTAGGAAACGCATGATCGTGTATTTCTTGGTATTCACCCTGGTCGTATAAATTCATCCATACTTCGTTACTATGGACTTTATATTCACATAACGGTTCTAGACTATCAAGATACTCCTGAATGTTTGGTTGTATTGCTTGATAAAACACATCCCATGGTATTAGCGCATTAGAGTCTTGTTGGCATGTAGACTTACAATTTGAGTAGATCCAAGGGTTCCCAAAATTAGTAGCATCGTTTAAAAATGGTGTTAAACTGGTTACTATTTGATCATGCGCAGTGACTTGACCAACATAAAAATGTGTAGCCCATTCACTCTTTGTGTGATTTTTCATTCTATATTTAAATTTTTATATTTTAAAATTAGACAAATGTGACTACAATCCATAATGTGTGACCCCTAGAGTAGTCCTACATAAGTAGTTTAATGCAACCAATAGTAACAGAGATTAATATTGAATTAAAAGTGCCAGTTCGAATATGGGAGTTTTCTCTTGAGCACCTCGGTGCTGATGTTCAAACTAATATTCATAATTCAATTCTAGATATTGTTAAACAAGGGCATTGCCATAGAGAGCCTGAAAAAACTCGTGCTGATCGAACCACTACTATGAGTCAGTGGTGTATGCACAAAGAATATCCAATCTTTAAAAAAATATCTGATCGAGCTGAATCAGTAATACAAGAATGGTTTATGATGAACGCTCGAATGACTTTGCTTACAAATCTTACAGCATGTTGGTATGCTAGTTACGAAGTTGGCCAGCAAACAATTCCACACGAACACAGTCCGGATTTATTTGCGTTTTCCTACTATGTACAAGTTGACGAAAACACTACTCCGTTATTATTTCCGGGTTATCCTGGATACTCTTATCAACCTCGACAGGGATATGGGGTTATTTTTCCTGGCTGGTTAACACACCAAGTGCTGCCGCATAACTCTACAACCCCAAGAATTGTTGTTGCCGGCAACATCGAAGGCACTGCCTTACAAGAATGACTATGATCCCTCCTATCGTAAATGAAATTTTAGTAGACTTAACGGTGCCAATAAAGCTGTGGGAATTTTCCTTAGACAATCTACCAGCACACCGCCGCAAGGTCATACATCAAGATGTTTTAAATATTGCTCAAGATCAAGGTGATAAGCAAGGTGGCACCTTACGAGTACAGGCACAAATGACTGACTGGTGTATGCATCGAGATCACGCATCTTTCCGAGAAATTGCCAACCGAGCAGAATCTATTGTACAACAGTGGTATTTAGACAACGCTCGAATGACGTTAAACACTAAAATAACTGCCTGTTGGGCAGTAAGTTATGCTCGGGGGCAACACTCAATTACTCATTCACACCAACCAGATCTGTTTAGTTTTGTATATTATGTAGCAGCCGATGAAGCTTCGGCTCCGCTAGTATTCCCAGACCCGCCGTGTTACTGTTATCAGCCCCGAACTGGATACGGTATTATATTCCCTGCTTGGTTAAATCACATGGTTCCTACACAAGAATCAACAGGTACTAGGGTAGTAGTGGCAGGTAATATTCAAGGCATTGCCTACCGAGAATAGCATTGCGCTGATAACTCAGCTAAATATGTAAAGGGCATACAATGAATATTGCGAATTTTTTCTTAAAAGGGTTAAACAAGACCCTAAAATTAATAAACGGAACTAACCTTTCCTACGCAGGACCATGGGTAAAAGTATATCCAAATACAATAATTGACAGCTGGTATGTTGGCGACTTTTCAACAGCTACATATTTGCTTACTATAGAGCACGACTCTAACAAAAAAGAAGTAATGCATGTAAACGTAGTAGCCAGGCCGGATCAAGCAAGTTATACTATCTACGGACGAACAAGTATTGATGATGAACTAATAATATTAGACGCTTCAGTAAACAACAGTATATTCACCTTAAAAGCATCCCCAACTGACGCAATGTTTACGGGTGTAAAAGTTACAAAATTAGTGTTTTACGGGGAAACAATTAATCCATTAACGCAGGCAACAATAGCGTCAACTGGGCCCGGTGATACCGGTGGCGCCGGCGGCAACACTGAAGGCGGTGGTACAGGAGGTGGCACTTATACTTTACCAATAGCAGGAACTGGTCCTCTCGGCACGTTAGGCGGTGTTAAGGTTGACGGAACTAGTATTACTATCAACAGTGGAGTAATATCATCTAGTGTTGCGCCTGTTAGCAGATCAACAATATCAACTACTGTAAATTTAGCCGCTGGAGTAGACACTACTGCTACAGTAGTTATGGCAAAAAGTTATACACTGTATAGTATTCAAACGTCAGCGGCGGCATGGGTAACAGTATATGTAAATCCTGCGTCACGAACTGCAGATGCTAGTAGAGAAATTAATACTGATCCACTACCGGGAGCAGGTGTAGTAGCTGAAGTCATCACTGCTGGCAATGAAACAGTACTAATGAGCCCAGCAGTATCCGGATATAATTTTGACACTCCGACTACTAACAATGCTTACTTAAAAATTTATAACACAAGTGGCTCAAGCTCTGCTATAACAGTTACGTTAACTTTCTTAACAGAGTCAGGAAACAGTAGTAGTATTATTAGTAGTGGTAGTGGCGTTGTAAACTCGGGCACATCAGGCAGATTAGCATATTATCCGGCCACTGGTACTACTGTTGACGATCTAGCACTAGTTTCATGGGGCTCTAGTACACTCAGCGTTACCGGGGCAATAAATGTATCTGCGCAAAAAAACTTTGTAAGATTTCATTGGGACACCCTTGCTGATCTTAACAGCGAAGTAAGTCCAGTAACTTGGCATGGTATGCTTGCTCATGTACACGAAACTGGCCGTGTATATGTAGCACATGCGGCAGCTTGGGTTCCGTTGGCTCTTCAATCAGATATTGTCTCTGGTGGCGGAACATACACACTACCAACAGCCACTACTAGTACGCTTGGTGGAGTTAAGGTAGATGGATCAACAATCACAATTAATGGCAGTGGAGCAATTACTGCTAACTACTCTACCTATTTGTTACCAACAGCCACTACTAGTGTATTAGGCGGCGTTAAGGTAGATGGATCAACTATTACTATTAGTGGCAGCGGGGTAATAAGCTCTGCTTCATCTTACACACTACCAACAGCCACTACCATTGTGCTAGGCGGAGTTAAGGTAGATGGCTCAACAATCACAATCAATGGCAGTGGAGTAATTTCAGCCTCTGTTACTGGTGCGTTTGTATACAAGGGCACGTGGAATGCTAGCACTAACACTCCTACTTTAACTAACGGAATTGGCGTAACAGGTAATCAATATGTTGTCAACGTGGCGGGCACACAGAATTTTGGTGCTGGCAATATAACATTTACTGTGGGTGACTATGTACTGTACAGCGGTACAGTTTGGCAACAGATTGCTGCAGGCGGGATAGCTGCCGCAGGTTCATTAACTGGACCAACATTAGCATCGAATGTAGTTTCTAGTAGTCTAACCAGCGTAGGTACATTAACTAACCTTACGGTGACTAATACCATTACTGGCAGTGTTTCAGGAAGTGCTGCCACTGTAACTAGCATCAGTGGAAATACTATTACCAGTGGTCAGGTAACTACCGGGTTAGGGTTTACCCCCTACAACGCAACTAACCCAAGTGGTTATATTAGTGGCATTGATTCAACTGCTGTTGTTAACGCATTAGGATTTACTCCTGTTCAGGCTAGTACTATAATTCCAGCCATTACACGACTCGATGTAACTGCTCCTACATCGTTAGCATACTTATTCAACAATCAGTATTCGGGCGATAACCCTACAATATATGCTATCAGTGGTACCACTATTGCTTTTAGTTTAAATGTAGCAGGCCACCCGTTCTTAGTACGAACAAGTGGCGGATCAAATTACAATACTGGATTAATTCATGTGAGTACAACCGGTGTAGTTAGTACAGGGTCAAATGCGCAGGGCAAAGTGTCAGGCACGCTCTACTGGCAAATTCCACAAGGAACCAGTGGCGCCTATCAATATATATGTTCCAATCACGGCGGCATGGTCGGGGTCATTACTGTTAAACAGATTAGCAGTTTACCCTAACTCCTGAACAATAATGGAATGGGAGACAGTTGAGCCCTACAGATGGCGTCAAGAACCTCAGGACAATCTGTGGCGGGTGTACATTGAAGGCGTCAAAGGTACCATACAAGTGGATGAAATTGTGTGGATAACCGGACGTTTTGATATGTTAGATCAGCTGTACTGGGATGCCCAGGGCGTGTTAGATGGACACTATCACTGCTGTTTATGGGGCAAGTGTTGGATTTTGCGGTAGCGGCGCTGTTCCCAATACATGACCCAGGGCGAAATATGCGCCACAGCCATTATTACCCACATTAACAACATTTCGTTAACCGCTCCACAAATGCTGGGATAAACATAAGAATACACTGCTCCTGCTGTAAACATGGGCATTGGTGCTAGACTTATAACAATATTAACCATACGATTCATACAATATTTATCAGGCGTAGGTACTGATAAATAACATTAATAGATTCCTAGCATACCGGCTAAGAAACCGCACATATACTAAAGAGATCAAAAATGGCCGCAAGAGTAATGTCATGAGTGTAGTACAAAAACAATTAACATCAACCGCGGGGTTTAGAAGTCCCGGATTTAGTGTAAACTCAACCGGTGCGTTAATCGCCAACGGCATTGATACAATTAACGGGCTAGCGTTTAACGGATTACAAGTATTAACACCAACAACTCTTGGAAGTACAGTTGTTGACAGCAGTTTACAAACTCTAGGAACATTAACTGGACTAACAGTTAATAGTACTGGAACCGTGTCAATCTCTGCTGCCGCTATCACAGTAGCAACAACCGGTACAATTGCAATTACCTCAGGAGCAGTTGGCGCAATTAACAACGTAAATATTGGGGGTACAACTCCCGGTAACGGAACATTCAACACATTAACAGCCAGTACTAATATATACATCGGCAATATTAACGTTAAATCGTACGCCGCGGCTTTAGCAGTAGCACTTTCATAAATATAAGACTGGAGATATAAATGTCAAAGAAAAGAATAGCAAATTACGTGTTTCAACCGGGTGTGTCGGGCACAAGCAATGCCTACCCCAATGCGTATTCTTTATTAGAAAGCAACAAAACTTTTATCAAGAAAGAAGCTAATGCTTATATTGCTCAACAAATTATTTTAGACACAGCAAACAATATATATCCAAACGCAGTTTCCTTATTAACTTTAAATAGAACATTTGTAATTGATGAAATATCAGCATGGACCAGTTATCAAGTTGCTAATAGTATTGGTATTTTTAGCGGATACACTTACACAGCTACTGAAATTGCAAAATGTAAAAGAGACGTTGGTTATTTAATTGACGCATTAATTTATGATGTTCGATACGGTGGTAACGAACGTGTTAATTTTGTAGCAAGTCAGTATTATCTAAGCGGTGTAGTTCAAGTTATCAATATACCAGTTGAGGTTCAAATACAAACTCAACTATGGAATATAATTAGAAATTATATACTTACAAAAGTATTGTACGCATCTCAACAAAGCCCAAGTCTTAGTTCACAAAACATATCCGGCGGCGCAGCCGAGGCCGGCGCAGTTACTCAAGTAGCAACTTTATCAACAACAGTTAGTAATGTGATCTCTGGCGGATTATCAACTATTCCAGCTACTATATATTCAGCATATAATTTTCCTGGATATACATACGACGCGGCCAAGTGTGAACGTGATATAAATTATATACTTGACGGGTATCTTAACGATTTGCGCTACGGTGGTAACGTACAAACTAGACTACTTGCTAGCAGATACTGGGACGGCGAAGTTCCTCAAGTAGACGGTGATAGATCACCTGAAATTGCCACGCATACATTTATTCGTAATTTAATTAATACTTATATTTTTACACAGGCAGCATATACACCCTTACAAGTTTCTTTTCCAAGACAAATTGTAGGTGGTATTATTGGCGAAGCTGGAGCAACTGATCGTGTTGTGACTCTTGCTGAAATAGTAATTTCAGTAATTCAGTCAGGACTATCAGCAGTCCCTGTTATAGCATACGGTGTTACTACAATTAAACTTCAAGGCCAATATACACTTGATAAATTGCTATTAATTACTAACGCAACTAATAATCAAATCATTTATAACTTTAGTGATCCGTTACTGGGCGCAACCGCAAGTCTTGAAGCGTCACATAATAGTAACGGTAACGATAGTGATACTGATTACCCAGCATTCTTACAAGTAACAGACAGTATTACAACATTACAGTTAGTTGCTGATACTAGTACATGTTTGCCAACTGACGATATACAGATATTTGTAGAGGGCGAAGCACAAATAACAAGACCGTACGATTTTGGTACTGATGCCATCGAACGTTTACGTGTTGCGCAACCACAGTCCATGCTTGACGCTGACTTTGAATACGGACTACAACCTACTAAGTGGCAGGCAATTGGAGTTGCTCGCGGATATCCGTCAGTGTACGAAATTCCCGGATCTGACACTGCTGTACTTACTGTAGTAACAGACGCATCTGCTGGCACCGGCGGTGTTGGCCAATCGCTGATAACAGTAACAACGCAAGGGTCGCACGGATTTGTTGCAGGTGGACCAATTACTATTCGAGCATTAGCAAACACAATTTCTGGTTTCAGCCGCGCAGAAGGTACGTTTATTATTGTTGCAGTCCCTACTGCAACTACATTTAATTATTATGCTACAGCTAAAGTGGGAACATTTAACGGGCAAGTATTGGCCACATCGTATAGTCAGTTACGTAAAGGCGCATTCTATACCGGAGCTGCAATTGGCACTCCGTCGTTCTCTGTAGTAAGTAACGGCATTGCTAGTTCGTTTGCTACAAAATTTATTACTGCTATAAATACTGACCAAATTGCAATTGCTGGAATATTGCCGGCATTAGGTGCTCCTCTTACTGGCACTGGAATTAACCCAGGCACACAAGTATCAGGAACTGTCGGCGCAGGCGGCCTAGCAGTTACAGCTAACTTGGGGCTTCCAGTCGGTATTGGCGACACGGTGATAAACGTAATAGATCCAACCGGAATTTTAGAAGGTATGGCCATTGATAATGGGACCGGTACTGCGGTATTTGTAAGTAGCATTTCAGGGTCAGATATTAATTTAACGCAGCCAGTAACTACTGCTCGGTCAGGAAGTACACAAACTTACACAAATATTTCAGGTACTAACATTACACCTAGCGGCACTGGGGCAACTTTTAGTGTTGATAGAGTTGACAGCCTTTATGCTAATTTACAAATTGTTAATGGCGGAAATAGTTATACCGTTAACAATAAAATTAAAATTCTAGGGTCAAACTTAGACGGTGCCGATGGTACTAATGATATAATTTTAAAAGTAGCATCAGTTATTGATGTTAGTTCATACACAAATGTACCATTTAGCACTACTACTGGATTGGGGATTACCGCAAGTTTTGATATTACTATAAACGGAACTAATGACTATGTGGTTTTATTAAATAATCCTGGTTCGTTGTTTGTAGCAGGGGATGGTATAACAATTAACGGATCTTTGTTAGGCGGTAGCGATACAGTAAATGATGTAACTTTTAATGTTGCTACAGTAACTGCAACATATATTGCTGTACCATTTAGTACAACAGACAGTGCGTTAGGGGCCGGCGCAACGTTTGATGTAGTGCGGACCGGAGCAACATACTCAGTAACTGTTAACAACGGTGGTACTGATTTCCAACCAGGTGATTCTATTACAATCCTTGGAAGTGCGTTAGGCGGTGTTGATGCTGTAAACGATTTAACGTTTTCAGTACTAACTGAAATTGGACTTGTTATTGATACTATAACTGGAGTCACCGGCACAGCAACCGGCCCAGGTAGTATTGTTACAATTGACACCATTGTGGGCACTGGTGTTATTATTGTTGGTCGAATTGCCACCGCAACTATCTTATCCGGTAATAGTGTTATTGGCGAGCGTTCATATTCTGGATTATCACAAGATGCTACAAACGGCATTGGAGCCGGAGCAACCTTTAATGTGGCCACAAGCGCAGGCAGTTATGTAGTAACAATTGTAGCATCTGGTAATGATTATTTGTTTGGAGATACACTAACAATTTTAGGTAGTGTGCTAGGCGGTGTTGATGTAGTAAATGATTTGACTATCACCGTTACCTCTGCGACCAGCGCCGGCGGTAACATTTTAACATTTGATTCAGCCGGTGCTCCTGGCACTAATGATACTACATTCACGCCATTGAGTGGGGTAAACATAACAACAGGTACTGGAGCGTCGTTTGACATTACCCGCACTGGCGGATTGTATACTATAGTTGTTCCTAATTTAGCTGGTAGTATTTACAGTGTTAACGATACAATTTTAATTACGGGAACAACTCTTGGAGGCACTGACCCTGCTAACAATTTAACTGTTACAGTTACTAGTGCCGGACTAACCGGAGACATTCTTGGAGTTTCAAGTAGCGGCACTGCTGTATCGGGATCAACGATTGAGTTTTGGTCTGCAGCGGCCTTAAGTGACGTTACCTCTGCTTCAATTCCAGACGGCACATCAATTAGCACCGCAGCCATTGCTGTTTTACAAATATCATTTACAAATCCGCATGGACTAGTACCAGGAGCGAGCCTGGTAATTGATATTACTAGTGCCGGCACTAATCATGCGTTAGCCAAAGGCCCATTCTATGTAGAATCAGTACCATCGTTAACCACGGTTCGTTATACTGCTAGAGCCACAGGCAATATTGATACTGGCACTACTTTACAAGGAATTGTTTACGCTCGTCCGGACAGTTATTTTATTCATAGACCTTATGACGGCGGTGTACAATTAGGAACCGGCGGACCACAACACGGTGTGCAAGCAATTCGTATGAGTAAGAAATATATTCGTTACCAATCTGGTAAGGGTATTATGTATACTACTGGAGCACTATTTGCGCCAAGTTATAACTTACAATCAATTGAGGCAAACGGAACAGCCGTTGGATCGTTTATTACAGTAACAACTGATGACGTGGATCACGGATGCCAAATTGGTGGCCGAGTGAGAATTATTGGAGTTGATACTGCAGGGTATAACGGCGAATATACAATTGTCGACGTGTTAACTGAACGTATTTTTAAAATTCAGGCTTATACTACTCTGGCAAACGTTTACGGATCTATCACTACAGCGGCCCAAATGTCAATTTTAAGTTGGCATGGCGCATCAGTCCGCGCTGGAACATTTGACGACCAAAATGGTATGTACTGGGAGTACGACGGCAGAGAATTAGCAGTAGGTCGTAGATCAAGTACTCTTCAACTGTCAGGTGTAGCAAGTATTCCGCGAGACGGAAATACATTAACTGGGGTTAACACTCGGTTCCGTGACCAAGTTAAGGCCGGTGACAGGATTGTTATTAAAGGGATGACTCACGTAGTGTCATCAGTATCTAGTCAAACACTTCTAGCAGTGACCCCAGACTATCGCGGCGCGAACAACGCAACTGCCGCTAAAATATGTTTGGTTCAAGATTTAATTATTAAACAAAGTGAATTTAACTTAGATCGTTTAGATGGCACTGGCCCAAGTGGTTATAATTTAGATATTACTAAGATGCAGATGATCGGTATGCAATGGTCATGGTATGGTGCTGGATTTATTGATTTCATGTTAAGGGGTTCAGACGGTAACTATGTATTTGCTCATCGTATACGTAACAGTAACACAAATACCGAAGCTTACATGAGAACTGGTAACATGCCAGTTCGTTATGAAGTTATTAATGAAGGCGCAATTGGAAAACTACGTCAATCTATTACTGCTACTCAAACAACAATTCCGTTACAAGACGCATCAGCATTTCCAGATGAAGCTGGCATTGTATACGTTGATAACGAATTAATTGCGTTTAGTGGAAAGACTAATAATACACTAACTGGATGTACACGGTCTGCTCCAATGGTAAACTTTGTTGGAGGTGCCCAACGTACATTTAGGGCCGGGTCAGCAACGGTCCATGAAGTAAACACTGGCGTAATTTTAATTAGTAATACAATTAGTCCTATTATTAGTCACTGGGGTTCTGCGATGTTAACAGACGGACGCTTTGACGAAGATCGTGGATATTTGTTTAACTACGCATCTACTGGTATTCAAGCGTCTACTACAAAACAAACTGCGTTCTTAATTCGCCTGGCACCAAGTGTATCTAATGCTATTATTGGAGACCTAGGCGAACGAGAACTTATTAACCGTGCGCAATTATTGTTAAAATCAATTGCTGTGACATCAGATACGGGTACAGGTGGTCTAGTTATTGAAGGTGTATTGAACCCACAAAACTATCCAATTGACCCAAGCGCAATTTCGTGGGCAGGACTAGCAGGTAGTTCTGCAGGTGGCCAACCATCTTTTGCTCAAGTAGCACCGGGTGGTTCGGTATCATGGGCCGGTGGCGCAACTGTAACTACATCAACAGCTACTACTACTGCGGCGTTAACAGGCACTGCAACCGTTCCTAACAATGCGTTGTTTGCTCAAGGTATTGGGTCAAGCATACTGTACGTAACCAAAGCAAGTTGGGACACCCTAGGGGCATCAGCTGGTTTTAGTGTTGCTGCCTCTGAGACAAAGTATCCGGCAGGTACTACAGTGTCATCAGTGACAGCAAATCCTGCTCCAGTTGCTACTACTTTAGGGTTAATTACTGGCACTGCGACTATACCGCCAAGCCCTTTCTTTAAAACTGGAAATGCATCAAACATTTTATACTTTACTCAAGCTTCATGGGTTGCGTTAAACGGCGCAGTAGGTACTAGTATTTTTAGTAATGATTACCCTGCTGGTACTACAGTATCTAACGTTGCTGGCCCTGCGTTTGCAGCTGGTCAAAGTTATTATACAATTACAACCAGCGCAGTTTCGAATAGAACACATAACCCTGTTACTACAACTTTACAAACGTATTATCTCCAGGCATTTAATAGTACTACGGTTACAATATATTTTAACGTTGTACAAACGTATGCTCCATACATTATTGGAGATGGTATTACAGTATCAGGTCACTCATCAACCCCGGCGGTTGCGGGCTCATGGACAGTTACTGAATGTTCGACAAGTTTTGTAAGGTTCGTAATATCTACCCCACTTAACTTTAATTCTAGTTCAAACGGTAGTGTTGTAAACAATAACGCATTAGCAACAGTGACATTCTCATTAACTGGTGGAGCGTCAACCGGTGCTCTCTCACTAAACTTTACACAGGCGTCATGGGCTGCATTACCGATTGGTTCAGCAGTTGTTACCAACACTGTAAATGATACTGGTAAATTTACTGTTGGAACGCAGATACAAACAATTAGCACATTGCGAACATTTGCCGGAACTAACTATTATACAATTACGTTTAATACTAGCTTGTTAGCAACGATTTCGCCGGCTACATCCGTAACGTTTACTAATATTAATTATTACACAATTTTATTAAGTAGGTCAGCTGTAAGTGCAATCTCTGCGGCAGCAACGGTAGCATTTACTCCTGCTGTTATTGGTACTAACACTTCGTTCTTATACTTTACACAAGCATCATGGGCGGCACTATCTTCAACTTATGGAGCAACTACAGGTACTGAAGTTGTTGACCCTACTAAGTTTCCGTCAGGAACTAAAGTAGCAAGCATTGGCGTATTAAGTACGTTTGGTGGTACTGCGTATTATCGTGTTAACTTTACACAAAGTTCGATTGCTGCCATACCGACGGCCGCAACGATTACATTCCAATTTGGTTTACCGCCTTACGCACAACCAGGTGAAACTGTATTTTCGTTTATTGCGGCACCGGGAAGTGCGCAAACATTAGAATTGGGCGAGTTGAAAGAATTGACTAACACAACATTAGGTGGTAGAGGAACTTATCCAAACGGTCCAGACGTGTTAGCCATTAACGTTTACCGTGCGTCAGGTGCTGGTAGTATTCCTACTAACATTGTTATTCGTTGGGGTGAAGCGCAGGCTTAATGCGTTATTATATCAACTAGGTCAAAGACAGTTTGTAATTTATTACGGATTGTCTTACTGTTGAAACTATTGCGCAACCCTTGATGTATAGGTTTTGGTGGATGATCAATTGTAGACCACCCCCACGCAATATGTTCGTCGCTTAAAATAGGAATAAATTCATTTTCTATTACACACAAGTATGTGTGAAAATTAAACACTTTGTCGTTTGATACAAATGTTTCTAAAGGAATTGTTTTTAGAATTTTAGGCAGAGTGCCAATTTCTTCTTTGATTTCACGTTGAAGGCCTTGCCATGGATTTTCGTCTATTAGATTAGTACCGCCTACTAATCCCCATGTTCCAGCATGTTTGCCTTGAGCTTTTTGTAATAATAGAACTCGTCGTGTTGATTTAGCGTAGAACAATGCTCCGCTACAAACAATACGATCTTTTAAAGTTCTATTCTCCATTGGCCAACTCTGTAATCACCTTCAAATGACTTTGCCCACTGTACATTATTCCACACGTACTGTATGCCAGTATATATATTTGTTTGAAGAAGATGCTGGCCTGTTTCTTGAGCATTAAACATAATATTCCAAGCGGCTCCGTCCCACTCTATAATATCATTAGCATATGCTACAAAATCTGTACCATCATTGTTTTTCCAAGCATCTGGACCATCAACATTAACAGTTTCTCCAATGTCTTCTACTAGCATATATCTAGTACCGGCACCTAACTCTAATGCGCCGGTGGTTGGATCAACTAACCCAGAACCTCTTGGACCTTTAGTAGTTGGGTCAATAATAGCATCAAAGGTTCCCGGACTTCCGGTCCTAACACTTTGATAACCACTGAAAATATTTTCGATTAATAAATCATCTTTAGGATAAGTGTCTGAGTCCCAATTGATTTGTAAGATTGCCGGATCAATTGCGCTTATAGCAATAGTCCCAATAACAGTTGACCCGTCAGGTTGATTTAAAAATATTCTACTTGACCCTGCTTTGTACAAACCCGGATGTTGACTAAACAATTCGTCCCATATTAAGATAGCGCCTTGCCTTAATGGGATGTCTAATGTAGGTTCTCTTGGCACTGAATTTTCGTTTTTACCCATTAATAATGCTTGACTATTGTACACTTGTATATGATAGTTGCTAATAGTTGCGGTGTCTTTAGTAAGGCCGCTATTTACAGTAACAGTATCTCCACCTAAATCAGCACCAAGGCCGTCAATGTACCCACCAAAGTCGGTGTTACTGTTTTGATAAAGCCCAGTAACAATACTAGTAATAACACCAAGATGTTTGACTTTAGCTGGAGGACTAATCCATATTGGTGTATCTAATGTAAGAGTGGCAATATCTATAGGAGCATCTTGCGTACCAATAGGAACTGATCTGCTACTCCATGACATACTAGCAAGTTCTAAAACAGTTAAACTAGTCCAGTCAATATAATTATCAGTGGTCTGTAACTCTAAACTTGGATTGAACAACACAAGAAGTTGTTCAAGTATTTGTAATTTTTGATCTGCGTTAGCTGACCATATATCACATTTCATTGTTAATTTAAACGGAGTTGGCATCATACGTTCAACAGTATAATTTTTACCCTGCCCTACCGTGTATGCTTGTTGGTCAATATCACGTTCTCTAAAATGCAATTTACCAACATATGTACTATCACTTAATCTTGCCCTGTCAATATCCAACGCAGAAATATACACGCTAATACGCGGAGTAGAGTTGACTACGTTTTCTGAATTTTGTCGCATGATATTAGCTACTTGTTTATCAGCATCACCGTACATCACCGGAATACGTACTAGAGAACCGTCTCCGTATTTTACAGAAAAATTACTTAGCACACGAATTGTCTGCGTTAAGTATCTACGTATTTGTCCATCATAAAAATGAAGCATTATAAATCCGCCTTAGGTCGAAGAGCTTTTGACAAACTTTGTCTTACTTCTTCTTTATTATTATACAGTCCGACTTGCCATACTTCAGTGTATGGGATTGTTTGTTGAGTATCCGGATCTAATAAATTAGTCAATGGTAATGTGATTCTAACCTTAGCAACAGTGTCTACCAGGTAGCTAGAAATTAACACTTGATCAGGATAGTCTGCGATTGTAAAACCAATTTCTGTAATAGATTGTTTAAGCATTATATACGGAGCTTCGATATAATTTATAGTAGTGTTAATTACATAGGCACCGGCTGTTAAATTAACAGCGTCGACAGCAATTTGTTGATTGTAAATTGCGTCAGTGTTATTAATAAAGCTAGTTTTCAATGTTTGACGGGTGCTATTGTTAGTCAAGGTCATACGTACAGCATCCTCAACTTTAATCCAACGATTTTCTTGGTATCTAAATAATCTGTTAGGTAAGAAGTCAGTACGCAAGAAGAAATCGTCTTGGATTGCGCTTTCTGGAAATTGAATACCGTGACCAAAATCATACCCGTTAACCGGAAAACCATCACCTACTAAGTATCCAGTATATCCAGTCCTAACTGGCCTAGCATTACTTTCTTGCGTTGTAATAGTAGCGTTACTAGCATCTAGACCTACACCTAATAGAGGAACAGAGTCAGCAGTATTTAAAATAGGTTTACCTTCCGCATCAACAGCCAGAGTATAAAACTGTCTAGTTTCATATCCACTCTTAGGAGTATCTGCTTCTGCTTGCGCAACTACAATGTCGTTAACTGCTAATTCTTTGTTATGAGTGCTTAACAAATCACGTAGTGTTTGTCCTGTTAGATTGCCGCTTGAATCTAACAACGGATCCCCATTAGCATCAAGCATAGGCTTGTTAAAGATATCGGCAAATTGTTGGCTGTCTGTAACTTTTCTAAGTTTTAATCGATACAAGTGTGGATACCAAGTACTACTAAATCCTTCGCTAGCACGGCCTACGTCTTCAATAACATAGTAGCGTGGTAGACCTACTTCAAAATCATTTAACGCAAACTGATCACGTAGGTGCGGCATTTCCATCACGTCGCCACTAATAGGTTTGCGACCAATGTATTTGATAAAATCGTTAATATGTACAGTCATAAACAATGTGTCGTTGTCTATAAATAATCCAAATTGACTTAAATTAAAGTCAATATTTTGTACATTGTATAGTCCGCGAATTCTGTAAATTTCCGAATCATACTTGCGATCTCTGTTTTCTAAAAACAATAAATCTTGTATGTTAGTTACAGCCGTTGTAGCATAATGCGGCTGATCAGCCGTAGCATTAGCTTCGCTAGTATTAGAACCGATATATTTGTGTAGGTAAACATCAGTTGCTCCTACCTGAAACATCTCAGAAATCTGGCGATCTATAAACTTGTAGTCTTGCCCTCGTTCGGGCTTGTAGAGTGATAATCGTGGCATAATGATATTTATCGTTAGATAAATATGAGTGGAGAACTAATATGTCTGATTCTACATCTTTAATTGAACGAAATAAGGTATTTGACTACGTGCGCGATATGCTAGGTGACGGCATGGTTGAAGTAGAGCTAGATCCTAAGCATTACGAAACCGCTTTAAATCGTGCTATTACTAGGTTTAGACAACGCAGTAGTAATAGTGTAGAAGAAAGTTATAGTTTTCTTGAACTAATTCAGGATCAAAACGAATATCGATTGCCTGATGAAATTATCAGTGTACAAAGTGTATTCCGTAGAGCCATTGGATCACGTAGCGGATTAGGGGCAGGTGGAACATTGTTTGAACCATTCAACTTAGCCTACACTAATACCTACTTAATGTCAGGTAGTATGATGGGCGGACTCGCAACTTACGAGATGTTTGCGGGCTATCAAAAGTTAGTAGGTAAGATGTTTGGCAGCTATATCGAATTCAGCTGGAAACCTACAAGTCATATTTTAACGATACTTCAACGCCCATTTGCCCAAGGTGAACAGATTCTATTGCGCACACACAACTATCGACCTGATTATGTGCTATTACAAGACATATATGCTAAACAATGGTTATATGATTATACATTAGCCGTTTGTAAATTAATGTTAGGTGAAGCACGCTCTAAGTTTGGATCAATCGCCGGTCCGGGATCAGGCGGCATTACCCTAAACGGTGCGGCGCTACTATCAGCTGGCAAAGAAGAGCTAACTAATTTAGACAAAGAGTTAGCCGAACTAGTATCAGGCGGAAGCCCAATGACCTTTATTATTGGCTAACAAATAATTTGACCTTGTAATAAATCTGTTATATACTAGCAGTACTTTACGAGGCTTCTTATGATTATAGGTGTGTGCGGTTTTATCGGTTCCGGCAAAGATACTATTGCCGATTATCTTACTAATTTTCACGGTTTTCGACGAGAGTCGTTTGCCAACAGTTTGAAAGATGCTGTAGCTCATGTATTTGGATGGGACAGGACCATGCTAGAAGGCCGTACTAAACAAGCCCGTGAATGGCGTGAACAAGTTGATCCATGGTGGTCAGAACGTTTGAATATGCCCAATCTAACACCACGTTGGGTATTACAATACTGGGGTACTGAAGTTTGTCGCAAAGCATTCCACGACGACATTTGGATTGCCAGCTTAGAAAATAAACTACGAAACAGCACAGACGACATTGTCATTAGCGATTGTCGATTCCCTAACGAAATCAAATCAATTAAAGCCGCAGGCGGCATTGTAGTCCGTGTAAAACGCGGTGATGATCCTGAGTGGTACAATGATGCTTGTGATATGAACGCCGGTGATCGCTGTATGAATTGGTCAATAGCAAGTAGTCGTATGAAAAAATTAGGAATCCACGCAAGTGAAACAGCATGGTGTGGAACTAAGTTTGATGCTACTATTCCTAATGATACTACTATTGATGACCTATTTGAACAGGTTAAAGATCTGGTATCAAATCACCTTGTTTCCACTTGATACCTTCTTTATGTAATACCCGCTGACAGTTAGCGCATACAGTTTTTAAGTTAGCAGGTCTACAGTTATTTAAATCGCCGTCTACATGGAACACCGCAAACACTTCTCTATGCGGACTTTTAAATCCACACTTATCGCAAGACAGTTTAGGTCGGTACCCGCTAGTGTACCATCTTGGTAATTTTACTCCCCTGCTGCACGAACCGCATTGACTTCTATAGTAAGGTTTACCTAGTTTATAGTAATTTACAGCAACGGGCCGTAATCCGCAGTCACATAATGGTCTCATATTTTATTTAAGCCTTTTTAGAACCTTTTCTAGACTGTATATCATATACAAAAAGCCAAAATCCACTAAATACAATTAGAAATAGTATTCATTGGAGATCACAAAATGGCTCAACTTAGTTCACCAGGCGTAGCAGTTACAGTAATAGACGAATCGTTCTATACACCTGCCGCACCAGGTACAACACCTTTAATTATCGTTGCCTCTGCCGAAAGCAAGCAAAACGGATCAGCAACCGGAATTGCTGGAGGTACACTTGCCGCCAACGCTGGCCAAGTTTATCTTCTAACAAGTCAGAAAGATTTAGCAGATACATTTGGTACACCTGTATTTAAAACTGATGCTAATAATAATCCTATCCATGCTGGTGAACAGAATGAATACGGATTGCAAGCCGCATACAGTTATTTAGGTGTAAGCAATCGTGCGTATGTAGTACGTGCTAATATTGACCTAAATCAATTGGATGCGCTAGCTGATGCTCCGTTAGGCGATCCAGAAGATAACACATACTGGTTTGATACAGCATCAACACAATATGGTATTTTTGAATGGAACAGTGCTGGCGCAAGAACTACAGGCGGCCAAACATTTACAATTAAATATCCAACAATTATTACAGCAGTAAGCAAGTTATCAGCTGGCGCAGGCAGTGCTCCTCGTGCTAGTATCGGGTATGTAGGCGACTATGTAATTGACGCAACTACTACTGTAAACACTGTTTACTTTAAAAATGCTTCAGGAATGTGGGTGGAAGTTGGTAGCACAAGCTGGGCATCAAGCTGGCCAGCAGTAACTGGTACACAAGCTCTTCCAACACTTGGAGTTGGTAAGTCTATTAAAATTAACACCAATATTTTTACTGAGCCAGTAAACTTAGCGGCATTAGTTGTAGCTATTAACGCAAGTGCTCCGTTACAAGGATTTGGCATCAGTGCTGCCGTGGTAAATGGTAAGCTAGCATTATACACCGACAGCACGTCAATTGTTGTAGAAGCCGAAGGTACTAATGCTGGACTAACCGCATTAGGATTAACAGCAGGTACTTATGCTCCTCCAGCATTAACAATTGCTCCACACACAAGCGTTCCGCAATACAAAACATTTGATGCTACTCCTCGTCCAACTGGTTCATTATGGATTAAAACAACTGAACCAAACAACGGCGCACGTTGGAGAGTTAAGAATTATAATGCAGCATCCGGAGCATGGGTTGAAAAGGCAGCACCGTTGTACGCAACTAATCAAGCTGCACTGGCAAGTTTAGATTCAGCAGGCGGTGGTATCAATTTAGCATTGAAAACAATCTATGTTCAATATAACACAGATGAAGGTGGATCAAATCATACTGGACCACAACTAGCAAACTTTAAATTATTTTATCGTTCTAGCGTTGGCGCAACAACTATTCAGTCTGTTGACATGTCACCAAGTGTGTTTACTGCAGCCAAGGCTGTTTCATTCACTATTCAAGAAAGTATAACTGGATCGGCAACTTTAGCTAATCCAGTTACTATTGCGTTTACTACCGCAGGAGCGGCAGGCGGTTCTCTTGACGCTGAAACACTAGTAGCAGAAATTGGTAGTTCAGGGTTAGTTAACATTAGCGCAGAATATGACGCAGCCACAGGTAAAGTAACAATTAGCCATAGACAGGGCGGCGACTTTAGAATGGTCGATACTAGTGCCGCTGGCGCTGAATTATCACGTTTGTTTACATCTTATTATACATCACCTGATAATGCTGGCCTAGCAACACGTAACCTTTGGAGAGATCCTAGCGATCCTGCTGATAACACTAAGTATCTAGCAAGTTTATGGTCATCAACTGTTATTAGTACTGCCGGTTCACGTATTGGCTTTGCTAACGCAAGTGCTGATGCTCCGTCAACTATTCCAGCTAGTGGTAAGTTATGGTATAATTCAATGATCGACGAAGTTGATATGTTGATTCATAATGGCACAACATGGGTAGGTTATGGTAACTACGATCAAACTGCGCCAGGCGGTGAGGCGACTGATCCTAACGGTCCGATTGTTAGCGCAACCCGCCCTGCTGTACAAAGTGATGGCACTGCGTTAGGCAATGGCGATTTATGGATTGATACTAGCGACTTAGAAAACTTTCCAAAGATTTATAAATTTAACTATGTAACTAAGAAATGGATATTAGTTGATAATTCAGATCAAAGTTCAGAAGACGGTGTTTTATTCCGTGATGCTCGTTGGGGCGTCGATGGCGGCACTTCAGCTATGCCTACAGACAGCACTATTACTGAGTTGCTAACTAACAATTTCTTAGACTTTGATGCTCCAGATCCAGCACTATATCCAAAAGGTATGTTGCTATGGAATCTACGTCGTTCAGGATTTAACGTTAAGCGTTTTGTACGTGATTACGTTAATGTTGAAGCTGACAACAAGCGTCTTGCTGGTGACCCGTCAATGGCTGAATACTATCCACATCGTTGGATAAGTGAAGCTGGTAACCAAGAAGACGGTTCAGGTACATTTGGTCGTAAGGCACAACGTAAAGTTGTTATTCAAGCTCTACAGGCGCTGGTTAACGCTAATCAACAAATCCGCGATGAAGAGTCACGTGTGTTTAACCTAATTGCTTGCCCAGGATACTCTGAGCTTGTAGGTGAAATGGTTTCATTGAACTACGATCGTGGGTTAACAGCGTTTGTTGTCGCTGACACTCCGGCACGTTTAACACCGGATGCTACTTCATTAAGCAACTGGGGCAACAACGTTAATGGCGCATTAGAAGATAACGACCTCGGTCTTGTATCAAGTGATGAATACTTAGGATTCTTCTATCCATGGGGCTTTACAAGTGACAACATTGGTAACAACGTTGCTGTTCCTCCAAGCCACATGATGCTACGTACTATTGCCCTAAGCGATAACGTTGCTTATCCATGGTTTGCTCCGGCTGGTACACGTCGTGGTGGTATTACTAACGCAACAGCAGTTGGTTATATTACTAGCGAAGGTGAGTTCCAATCAGTAGCATTAAATAACGGCCAACGTGATACGTTAGCAAGCATTAAAGTTAATCCGCTAACATTTATTACAGGTACAGGCCTAGTTAACTACGGTCAATATACTCGCGCTAAAAATGCAAGTAGTTTAGATCGTATTAACGTAGCACGTTTGGTGATTTATCTACGTAGACAGTTTGCTCAGTTAGCTAAACCATACGTATTTGAACCAAACGATACCATTACACGTAACGAAATTAAGGGTGCAGCAGAAAGCCTATTGTTAGAATTAGTAGGACAACGTGCGCTATACGACTACCTAGTAGTGTGTGATACAAGTAATAACACTCCGGCTAGAATTGATCGTAGTGAACTATATCTAGACGTTGCTATTGAACCAGTAAAAGCAGTGGAATTTATTTACATTCCATTACGCTTGAAGAATACTGGCGAGATCAAGGGTCTAGGTTAATATAAACGGAGCATAAAAATATGTCAATCGCATCATTATCAAGATTTACAGTTCCACTAGCATCAGGACAATCAGCTGCCTCACAAGGCATGCTGATGCCAAAACTGAAATATCGTTTTAGAATTCAGTTTGAGAACTTTGGCGTGTCTGCTGGTACTACCGAACTTACAAAACAAGTTGCAACAGCAGTTAGACCAACTGTTACATTTGCTAACCAAACTATCGACGTATACAACTCAAAGATTAACTTTGCTGGTAAACCGGTATGGTCTACTATAGCAATCAAATTACGTGATGACGTAACTGGTGCTGTTAGCAAGCTAGTCGGCGAGCAATTACAAAAGCAGTTTGATTTCTTTGAACAAAGCTCAGCTGCATCCGGCGGAGACTACAAGTTTACCATGCGTATTGAGATGCTAGACGGCGGCAATGGCGCCTCTGCTCCAACAGCATTAGAAACTTGGGAGTGTTATGGTTGCTACATTACAGTTGCTAACTATAACGCATTAGACTATTCAGTTCAAACACAGGCGGAAATTGATATCACAATCCAGCCAGATAACTGTATTCAAGTAGGTGCCACTGCTGGCGTAGGAACAGCTAACTTTAAACAAACTCGCAGTACAAACATCACCGGCGGTGGTGGTCAGTTAGGCGGTTAATTAAATAAAAAACCCACTCTGGTGGGTTTTTTATTGACAGATAGTTAACTACGCAGTTTATTTTTTAAATAAATATTATTATGGCCTTTACACCTTCTCAATCTTTAAACGGTTCTTTAGATGTTAATCTAAAAGATTATCAGCATGCCGCACGATTGTTTGTTGACGATCAGTTTAGATTACTACCAAAAACAAAATTTCTTTATCATGTGTCGTTCAGCATCAACGAAGCAGCCCTAAAAAGTATTGATCTAGTTCAACGACATCGAAACGAAATTAATATGTTAGTTAAGAGTGTAGATCTTCCTAATTTTACTATCAATACAGAAACACTTAATCAGTATAACAGAAAAAAGAACGTAGTAACAGGCCACAAGTACACTGCGGCAAACATTAAATTTCATGACGACAACATGGGGTTAATTAATCAACTATGGCAAAATTACTACACATACTACTTTGCCGACAGCACATCAGCAAAGACTGCCGGTGCTTATAATCGAACAGCGACTAAGAATTTTAATTACGTTAAGACGGCATACGGATTTGACAACGGCAGTACTTTACCGTTTTTTAATTCAATTACAATTTATCAAATGGCAAGACATGAATATGTAAGCTATACTTTACAAAATCCAATTATAGCTAGTTGGAATCACGGTCCGTTAGATTCTTCCAATCAGGCGTCGCACGACAACAGTGCTACAATTATGTTTGAAGCAGTGGCGTACGGTAATGGTATGGTAACCGCTGATGATCCTCCGGGATTTGGTTCAGAACATTATGATCAAACACCAAGTCCACTAAGTGGCGGCACATCATTAACCGCAAGTCCAAGTTTTGCATCTAATGCAAGCGTTCAGGGTAACGCTCAATCTTTTGTTAACAATTTAACTAGTACAATTAACGGATATCAAAATTCACAAAATTTACCCTCAGCACCTGCCACTAGTTCAGCTAGTAGTTTGTTAAACACAGTTCAACAAGGTGTTAGTGGAATACAGGGCATTGCGTTTCCAATAGCAAATGCTGTCAGCAATACAGTAACTGCAACAAAAGTTATTCTAGGATTATAACATGGCAATAAATTTACCAAAATCTACAGCAGGGGACAGTGGTGTCGAAGTTCGTCAATTTTTTGATAAATTTTTTGTTAATCAAATAAGTTTTCCGAGCAATCAAATTGACGCAGTAGTTGGCTTTTTCTTAAAACATGGGTTTGATCCTGATAGCGCAAGAAGCACTAGTATTGTGTTACTTAATCAAGCAAGAACAGATAACATCAATGTGTTTGAATTGGTGGACACATTAAAAAAACTTAGTGAGATACAATTAAGTCAAGTAGTAGCACAGGTGTTAAACACATATAGAGAAAAAATTAGTCTCTTAGGTTATAGAATTGCCCCGCTAACCAATAACTACGAATCACGTAACATTTTAGTTTAATATGGCCAGCAAATTCGCACGTGGTAAGTTTACTATGACTAACCCCGGCAAATATGTCGGGCTTAAAACTCCTGTATACCGCAGTAGTTGGGAATGGAGTTTTATGCGATTTTGCGACACAAACGAAAGTGTACAAAAATGGGCAAGTGAAGCAATACAAATCCCATACAGAGACCCGCTAACTGGCCGCAATACAGTGTACGTTCCGGATTTTTTTATACAGTATGTAGATAAGAAAAATCGAATGATTGTAGAACTTATTGAAATTAAACCCGCGAGCCAGACGCTAATTGAACGAGTGGGCAAAAACAAGTACAATCAAGCACAGTTTGTTAAGAACCAAGCCAAATGGGCCGCTGCCACAATGTGGTGTAGACAACAGGGTATAAAGTTTCGTATTGTCAATGAAAATGATTTATTTCATCAAGGCGGAGCATAAGTAAAGTATGACTAAAAAACTTGAAGAACTTTTGAATTTGCCTGCTAGTAAAGAACTTATTAAGGCAGAAGAAAAAAAGAAACAAAAAACTGCTGGCGAAAAACCCGATACGTTTTTACGCAGTATGGAAGAATTTGACAAAATTTCAGCTAGTTTGCCCGCAGTCAAGGGACTAGGTGATGCTGCAGATTCAGAGTTTGACGCACTTGCTCAACGTGCTACAGATGCCTATGACGATTTAATGGACTTAGGTATGAATGTAGAAGCACGTTACAGCGGACGTATTTTTGAAGTTGCCGGCGGTATGCTTAAAAACGCCATTGACGCTAAAGCCGCTAAAATTGATAAAAAACTTAAAATGATCGAACTACAGCTAAAGAAAGCTAAACTTGATCAAGATGCTAATCAAGAAGACAATAGTGTTAATATACAGGGTGATGGCTTTATTGTAGCAGATCGCAACAGTTTGATCGAAAGATTAAAGAATATGAAATAAATACAATACTGGGATTACACAATGAAATCATTTAAACAATACGTTATAGAAGGCAAACAAGTTTACGAATTTAAAGTAAAAATTGCCGGCGACTGTCCAAAAGACTGCGCTACTAAGATCAAGCAAGCATTATCTCAATTTAAAGTTGAATCATGCTCAGCAGGTAAAAGCACCCCTATTCAAGAAACACAAGTCGACTTCCCAGATCAAAAGAATGTTGAAGTTACAGTATATGATATTACTACAGCATATCCAGCAACTAGTTTACAAATTCGTGATTTAGTAGCTGACTACTGTAGTGTTGCTCTTGCTAAAATTAAAGTACGCAATTTACTAGAACAAGACGAAGAAGCATTAAATCATGCTAACGATAAACCAACTGGCGAATCATTATTAGAAAAACCATTAGAAGATGTAGATGGTCAAAAATTAGTTGGCGATAAGCAAGTAATGAGTTTACTTAAAGAATTAGGCTCACATACAAAGAAGCTAACACAATACAAAGGTGTTAACGAAAAGATTTTAGCAAAGAAAACTCCGAGTGAAAAAACAGTCAAGGCAGATAAAGTAGCACCTGCGAAGAGCCCGCTTGGTAAGGTTTCAAATCCAGATCCAAGAAAAGGAAAATAATATGAACTTTCAAGATTTATTAGCAAAGATGAAACAGCTTGACGAAAGCGATGTAGTCATGACTGAACCGGTAGACGGCGCAGTTCCTCCAGAAGCATCTACTGAAGTATCGGTTGAAGAATGTGGAATGGATATGATGCCACCGTCTCGTATGGCTGCTCCAAAACAAAGCGATTCAGTAACAATGAACGTTAGTATGAACGGTAGCGGCGCAGGTGGTATCCGTGACTTATTGAATGTATTAAAAGATATTCAAGACGGACCAGAAAGCGAACCGCAACACTCACACGATAGCGAACACGACATTTTAATTGGAGAACCTGAAGAATCGTATGAAGAAGATGTGGGTGCCGGATTTAACGCATCTACAAACAATCCTGACCAAATAACATTAGACATTAATGACGTCATTAACGTCGGAACGCCTCCAAACAGCGGCGATCATCGTCCACGCCAAGCTGGATTGCCTATAGGCAATCCGCACATGCACGAAGGGTTAGTTAAACAACTAGCCGCACATTACGCAGATGTTAAAGGCCGTTAATACTCCTTAACAGCATTATCAAAAGCACTCTTCGGGGTGCTTTTTTTATGTAAATAAACATATGGCAAAATCACTTGACGGCGTCTTAACCAAAAAAGCGCATACTACTGAACGGTTCACAGAAGAGCAGATTAAAGATCTGCTGGCCTGCGCCGACCCCGAAACCGGTTACTTATATTTTGCTAAACATTTCTTTTATATACAGCATCCTGTTAAAGGCAAGATGTTATTTCAACCTTTTGAATATCAAGAAGGGTTACTACACAGTTATCACGATTATCGTTTTAATGTAAACATGCTGCCGCGTCAAAGTGGCAAGACTACTTGTGCGTCAGCATATCTGCTTTGGTTTGCTATGTTTCACCCAGATCAAACTATTCTAGTTGCCGCACACAAATATACAGGCTCGCAGGAAATTATGCAGCGTATTAGATACGGATATGAATTATGCCCTGATTATATTCGTAGCGGTGTTGTAAACTATAACAAAGGGTCAATGGAGTTTGATAATGGATCAAGAATTGTATCGGCTACTACAACTGGCAACACTGGTCGTGGTATGTCAATTTCCCTACTGTATTGCGATGAGTTTGCATTCGTTCAACCAAATATCGCCACTGAGTTTTGGACTTCAATATCCCCGACACTAGCAACTGGTGGACGTGCAATTATAACAAGTACGCCAAACTCAGACGAAGATACATTTGCTAATATTTGGAAAGAGTCACAAGATAAATTTGACGAGTTTGGCAGTGAACGCGAGGACAACTTAGGACGCAACGGGTTCCACGGATTTAGAGCAGAATGGCACGAACATCCGGATCGAGACGACAAATGGAAGTCTGTTGAAATGGGGCGTATTGGTGAAGAACGTTTCCGTCGAGAGTACGGCTGCGAGTTTTTAGTTTTTGACGAAACACTTATCAACAGTATTAAGCTAGCAGAGATGATGGGCAAAGAACCACAATTTAAGATGGGGCAAGTGCGTTGGTATAAAAAGCCAACTCCCGGTAATACTTATTTGGTAGGGTTAGATCCTAGTTTAGGTACGGGCGGCGACTACGCAGGTATACAAGTATTTGAATTGCCTAGTATGATACAGGTAGCAGAGTGGCAACACAACTTAACTATTATACAGGATCAAGTTAAAATTTTTAGAGATGTAATTAGATATATCCAGGACGAAATAAGCCAAGATTACTCCAACAGCATCTACTGGAGTGTAGAAAATAACACATTAGGCGAAGCCGCACTAGTAGTAATTGCAAACTTAGGCGAAGACACATTCCCGGGATTATTCCTTAGCGAACCAGTTAAAAAAGGTCATGTGCGTAAATTCCGTAAAGGATTTAACACTACACACGGTAGTAAAATATCAGCATGTAGCCGCTTAAAATACTTTATTGAACAAGATCAAATGAAGATTAACAGTAAAGCATTGCTAAGTGAACTAAAAACATTTATTGCAGCGGGCGTAACATATAAAGCAAAAACTGGACAACACGACGATTTAGTGTCAGCGTTACTACTAATTGTACGCATGACTGTAGTACTAGCAGATTGGGATCCTGCGGTATTTGCTAAACTTGCCATAGAATCCTCACTAGACGAAGATTGGCAAGCACCCTTGCCTATATTTGTTTCCTCAAACATCTGATAAATATACTATGGAATCTAATTTAGACAAAATTGCGCTCGACCTCTACGGTAAAATACAAACCCGCTTTCCTAACATACAAGTTGGAAACGAATCCGGGGATGTCATTACCAGAAAAAAAGAAATGAACCAGGGTCGATTCTTTGAATTCGAATACAAAGAAAACGGTGAATCATTAGGAACTATTACAATTACGCTCGACGACGATGAAGGAATTGTAGTACAACTTGCCGGTGATTTAGTGGATAAAAAACACCCACGTTGCGGTGAATTTTTAAAAGGTCTTAGAATATTTGCTAAGAAACGTCTATTAAAATATGATGAACAAAATATAGGTAAGGACAGCTTAGACAAGCGTGACTACCATTACCAATCAAAGCCCAAGGAAGAACCAGTTATGCCACAAACTCCTATAATGGAAAATAAGATGTATGGTAACGCTCGCATGAGTTATCAAGACCTAGGCGAAGCAAGACTAGTTGTTAAACACAGTCAACCAGTCAACTTAGATGTTGCCGCTGGCAGAACAATGCACATTGACAGCATTTACATTGAGAACGCACAAGGCGAACGTTTCCGTTATCCGTACAAACATTTAAATGGTGCTCGTGCATTAGCAGAACATATCAAACACGGCGGAACTCCATACGATAGTATTGGTAAACACATTAGTAGTTTAAGTGAAGAACTGGCAAGTCTACGAAAATTTAAAGGTTATGTTAATCGTCAGGCACAAGTTAGCGAAGCAATGGGCAATGTAACTGATCGTGTACTAGATCGTATTGACCAAATTAAAGAAACTATCCACAAGTTACAACGTCCAGCATACTACGAATCATTTGTAGAATCATTTGAAGAACAAGAAGATTTAATGATTCCGGAAGAAGTTAGTAATGACCTAATTAATCGTTTAACAATTCGTACATTCAACGAAGATTTAAAAGCAGTATTTCCATACATTTATAAATTTGTCGACGAATCAGAACTGCCAGTATTGGGAGTAAGTTTTGATGATTTGTTAGATGAAGCAGGCGGTCCGGCACAACAGGTTGTAAAAAAAGAAAAGAAAGTATCCGAGTCTCCAGAAGAGCAGTTTGAATCCTTTATGAATTCAATTGTAACTGAAGATGATCAAGACGAATACGGACAAGGTATTTTTGATCATAATCCAGATGTTAAACAAGCTAACTTAAAAAAAGTAAATCAAATATTTTCCGCTGACAAATTAACTGCCGGAGTTGCTGGCATTAATCTAGAAGAGTTAACCAAGTTAATACCGTTACCTGCGTTTATTGCTAAGATTGAAGAACTAAAACAAATTACAAAAGACAGTACTGATAAAGATGTAACAACTACTATTGAAGTTATCTTAACAGAATTAGCACAGGACAACGAAGAACTTGCTGAAATTTTACAAAACGGACTAATTGATTTTGGCGGTGATAGTGGAGCAGTAGGCGGAGATGAAGTTCCTGCTGCACCACCTGCTCCAGCTGCCGCTCCACCAGCACCAGAAGTGCCACCAGCACCGGAAGTGCCACCAGCACCGGAAGCAATTCCACCAATGGGAGCACCAGCAGAACCGTTACCTCCAGAAGTACCGGCAGCGCCAATTGCTGAAGGTGAAGAAGATGACGCACCGTGGCACAAGCATACTCCACACGATGCTCCAAAGGATACATTTAAAAAGCCAATGAAACCGGGCGGTGAAAAAGACCGTTTGAAAGCATTAATTTATAAAGCAATTAGTAAAGGTGCGACCGGCGACCACACTATGGATTTAGGGTCAAGAGAAATTAAATTACACGATGCAATTAAAGAGTGTGGCATGGACCCAACCGAGTTTGGATTAGATTCAGATGTAAGTGGCACTGAAGAAATGATTAAATTTATTAGCGGATTCTATGATAAAGAATCTGGAGCATTTCCGTTAGGCGCAATGCGTATTAAGATAAAATTGAAAAAAGCGTTTGAAGATGGCATGTTCGAAGGCGCAACAGAAGACGATTTAATTAAGGTATTAAAGTTTATTGATATGAAAGATCCGGGCGCAGGCAAGGCCGATCACGAACACCACGCTATTTTACGACTAGCCGGTGTGTCACATAATGATCGTACAGTGGATGAAGAAGTACCAGATTTTTCTAATATGATGAAAGGCATGGGCGGTGGTGACGTTGATTCGATGTTCAACCAAATGAAATCAATGCCAGGCGCAAACGTTACTAGTACATCATCTTCTAGCGGTAATACTACTAATAATCCAATGGATGCCGCACAATTTGATAAACTACAACAATTGATGAAACAATTTCAAAATGCAAAATTAAAAGTTGGTGATCAAGAATTTGGGATAGATGCTATGAATGATCCGGACAAGATGAGTCAACAAATACAAAAAGGCATTGGGGGTATATTACAAGGGCTACAAGGACAAATGCCAAACCAACCGGTTCAGCTACCGGGCAATAGTGGCCAAATTAACCCTCAAGATATGATGAAACACTTTATGTCATTGATGCCAAAGAACTAATAAATAAAAAAAAGGATACTGTACCATGAGCAACTTTAACGGACTTTTAAGAAAATATCTCGACATTGTTAACGAGGCAGAATTACGAACACCAGATCAAATTGCTGCATCAGCAGATTATTTAACAGCAAACGACGCAGGACGTAATCCAAACGCAGGACTAGAGCCAGGCGATCCACGTTGGCGCGGCGCACCCCCAGCGGCGGCAGCACCAGCGGCGGCAGCACCAGCGGCAGCACCAGCGGCTCCTGCTAGCCCAATGGCAGATAAGACACGCATGCCAGCATCGGCTGCGCCTAATGCACCGGCGGCGGCTCCTGCGGCTGCGGCTCCAGCGGCTGCGGCTCCAGCTAAGATGGCAGATGGCGGCCCTCCAGCCACTCCTGAACAATTAAAATGGTTAGGTGGCGCCGACCCAACTGATAAGTTTATTCTTGCTAGAATGAGAAGTGCTGTACCAAATGCCCCAGCGGCAGCACCAGCGGCAGCACCAGCGGCATCGGCCCCAGCTATTCCTCAAGCAACGGATCAAAAAGTAAGCGCAGATAGTCAACAAGGACAAATGTTGGCTGCTCAAACTGCCGGAATGGAGGAACCAGCGGCGGCAGCGGCACCTGCGGCAGCGGCACCTGCGGCAGCACCTGCGGCACAACAGGCAGCGAAACCTAGAGTTCCTGCTAAATCAGACCCAGCAGTGCAAAAGATACAACAAGATCTAATCGCAAAAGGCGCAAAGATCAAAGCAGACGGTGTAATGGGCCCAGCTACACAAGCGGCTATGAAACAATATGGACAAGGTGCTAAACCAGCTCCGGCAGTACCAGGAAAGGCGGCACCAGCAGGCGGAGCAACAGGTACTATGGGAGCCAGTGATCCAATGACAGGAATGCCGTATAGTCCTATGGCAGAAAGTGTGTATAGAGAAGATCAAGCACTAGCACGTATTATTCAGTTAGCAAGAGGTTAATAATGAAAACGTTGCGTGAATATATTAATTTAATTAACGAGGCCGATGGTGTAACAAATCCATGGCCTGCTGGGACTCCACATGCGGCAGCATGGGATACAATGAGTCCAGAAGATAAGAAATGGTTAGGCGGTGCTGATCCAACTGACAAATATATTCTTGCTCGAGCACCAAATAAAGGCAAGCCAGTTGCTCAACCAGTAGCACCTGCGGCACCTGCGGCAGTTGCTACGCCTGTAGCAGAACCTACGCCTGTTGTAGCAACTCCATTACCGGCTGCTCCGCAACAGGCAGCAAATCCAAATCCACCGGCTACTCCGACTGCCCCAACTGCTCCAGTAGTAAAACCTCCCGCAGGAGCTCCGAACCCAGTTATGACTTTACAAAATAAGTTAATTGGTCTAGGCGCAAAAATAACAGCAGATGGAATCATGGGACCGCAGACCAAAGCAGCCATGAAAGAATACGGTCTTGACGCAAATGGAAATCCTGTTAAAGATGCAAAAACTGGTCAGCCTGTAACTAATGATAAAACTGCTAACGCAATTATCAAACGTGGAGGAGTTGACCCAACAGAAATTACAAAAGACATGACTGTGGCACAGCAAATTCGTAGCGATCTCGAAGCACAACGAGCAAACACTATGACACCAACTGGTGCCCCAACAACTAAAAATGCCAAAGGCCAAGAAGTATATACAACACAGTCTGGAAAAGAAGTTGTTGTTGGAAGTTTGACTGACAAGCGTAATAAAAATCAAGCAGAATACCAAGCACAGAATCAAGCATTTTTAGCAAAACAAGCTGAAGAAAGAGCTGCCAAAGCGGCAGCTGCATCAGGACAAGGACCAAAGCCAGTAACAGCCCCAGCGGCAGCACCAGCGGCAGCACCAGCGGCAGCACCAGTAACAGCACCAGTAACAGCACCAGTAACAGCGGCAGCACCAGCGGCAGCACCAGTAACAGCACCAGTAACAGCACCAGCCGCTTCAGGCGGAATTCGTCCTGTGGAACCGCGCCCTGTTAATCCAAAAGAAAAACTTGCGTGGGCAAGACAATATGCTCAAACAC